CAAAAACTGAAAAGGTAAGAAACCTTTTTTCTAAAGGAAATGCAGTTACTTGGAAATCGCTAAGAACTACATTCGATTTAAGGTCACCAGCTTCAATGGTTGGTAAATTAAGAAACGAAGGAATGATGATTTATGAAAATAGAACATCATCTGGTGTTTCATACAGAGTAGGTGCTCCGTCAAAAGCTGTTATCGCAGCTGGACAGACTGCTTTATTCGGTAACCAAGGTTACTCAGCGTAACTTTAATTCAGAGGCGGCCTTCGGGTCGCCTCCGTTTATTATGACTATAGCTTCAGGATTAGGTTTACTATTTACGGGTATTATTGTGAGTGTTATTGTAATGTTTATAATTATTAAAGTGTTTGATATTGGTGATGAGTAATCATTTAAGAAACATAAGAGCAATATTTGAAACAGCAAAGACACATAAAGTATCCAGAAAAGTCGATAGTTATGAATATGAAGAAGTAGAGAAATTGATATTAACAGATAACATACCATACCACGAGGTCTTACAACTATTTACAGATAAGATTTATCGAAACTGGTTTTACGATAGGAACTTTATAAAATGATATTAGTAGATTTAAACCAGGTTTTAATTTCAAATCTTATGGTGCAGACCAGAGGTCAAGGTGATGTAAAACCTAACGAAGAAATGATAAGACACATGGTGATGAATTCACTTCGTGGCTTCAATGTAAAATTCAAGGCAAAGTATGGTAATATGGTACTTTGTTCAGACGCTGGCAACACATGGCGTAGAGATATATTTCCACATTACAAGTATAAGAGAAAGAAAGATAGAACTGAATCAGCATTTGATTGGGACAATATCTTTGATATACTTACCAATATTAAAAACGAATTAAAAGAGAACTTCCCTTATGTGATGATGTACGAGGAGAAGTGTGAGGCTGATGATATAATCGCCATACTAACAAAGTATTACCACCAAGATGAAAAAATTATGATTGTATCTGGTGACAAAGATTTTATTCAATTACAATTCTATAAAAATGTAGAACAGTATGCTCCCATCCAGAAAAAAATGCTTGGGTTTGATGAAGACGGTATCAGAATAGACCCTAAAGAATTTCTATTAGAGCAGATTTTAAAAGGTGACAGGTCAGATGGTATACCAAATATACTATCACCAAATGATAGCTTTGTAACTGGAATAAAACAAAAACCAATGACCAAAAAAAGGTTAGAGGAATGCTCAGTTACAGATAACTTGAACTATGATTTAAGTTTAAGGTACAATGAGAACAAGAAACTAATAGACCTAAACCAGATACCACAGGTCTACGAGGATGCTATTATAAATAGTTATCGAAGTTATAAAGTTAATGACCGTAACAAGTTATTAACATACTTTATTGAAAATAAATTGAAGTCTTTAATGGAAAATATTAGTGACTTTTAACATGGAGATATAAAAATGGCAACACAAAACCCAAACTTGATGTCTAAAGCTGCAATGACAACTATGTCCTCTACTAGTGGTAGTGGTAAGTTACTAATGCACGAAATTTTGACTAAAGTAAACAACGCAAAAGATAAACCTAAAAAAATCGAAGTTTTAAAACAATACGATACACCAGGTTTACGAAGAATTATCAAAGGTTCATTTGACCCTAAAATTAAATGGGATTTACCAGAGGGTACACCACCGTTTATAGCAAACGAGGCACCAGATGGTACTGAACATTCAAGGTTAGAAAATGAATCAAAGAAATTCTGGCATTTTGTACAAGGTGCTGATGTAGCAACATCAAAAACCAGAAAAGAAACTATGTTCTTACAAATCTTAGAAGCTTTATCAAAAGGTGAAGCTAGTATTGCAATCGCAATGAAAGATAAAGAACTACATAAAAACTACAAAGGTCTATCAACCGCTGTCGTAAAAGAAGCATTTGGTTGGGATGACGAGTTTAAGACGCCCTAAGGCGAATCACTTCATAGGAGGTGGTCAACTATGACGCACCTCCTATCATTTTAGTCAATTATACTAAAAAACCAATAAAAAAAGACATAAAATACTACAAAAAAGCGCAAAAAAAGTGAAAAAAGCGCTTGCCTTTTACCGTGGTTCATGTATAATGGACACATAATAAGAAAGGAAATACACTATGAAAAAAATTAAATCAAACAAATTCTCTGAAATGTGTGGTTGGGTAGGTATGATACTCATTCACGGGGCTACTGCTCCAACATCATTATCAGTATTAATGGGTTGGTCAACAGACTTACCACCATTAAATTTCATACTATTAGTCTGGTTAGGACTGTTTTTATTTCTAATAAGAGCTATATACGCTAAGGATATGTTATATATCGTATCAAACGCAATAGGTTTCTCATTAAATAGTCTATTATTAATGATAATTGCATTAAATTAATGAAAAAAACGCTTGCCTTTGCTGGCAATATAGTGTATTATATACATATAAACAATAACAAAAGGACATATATATTATGAAGAATATAATTATAATCGCATTGACGATACTAAATGTAATAATATGGTCTTCGGTTGCTAAAGCTGATGACTATAATACAGCAGTTGTAGCTCATGTGATAAAAGAAAAAGTAAGTGGTAACGGTGTTGACACTTCCGTACTTGAAGCTGAAATGCAAAAGTTGGCATATAACTTTGCTTTACAGATGACAGATGTTTTAGAGAAGAACTTACCTGTTATTTTAGAAAGTTTAGCTGCTCAACTTAGACAAAATGCTGATAGTGAATATAAATGTAAATTACTAGAAGATACGAAGATTGCTGATAAGGAGTGTTCGTAGTAAATTTTTATGGCTAAAAAACAAAGTAGAAAATTTAGAGATGATGTACCTGAAATACCATTTACATATGATTTTTATTTGGTGTATTGGGAGGATATTCAATCGGATGCCGGTTGGAAAACCATGAAAGAAATTCAAAACATGAAACCTGCTATTTGTGTATCGACCGGTTGGTTGGTAAAAAATGATAAAAAGGTTCATGTATTGATGAGTGACTACAATTATGAAGAAAATGGTGACCTATCAGATGGTGGTAACACAACAGTTATACCAACTAAGAATGTTATCAAAAAATTCAAAATTGCAGATTTATAATAACTAAAGGAGAGATATATTATGGCGAGTAAAGTAATTGACAGATGGCTTAAATCAGAGATTGAAGCAATACCTGAAAGACTAATTAAGTTTAGAGAAACAGGTAAAGAAAACAAGATGACCTATTACACAGGTAATTGGTCTAAAGATGTTCAGGATAATCTAACTGAACGACAATCAGAAAAACTCTTTAAAAAAATGTTTAAGATTCAGGATACTCCTGGTCTGGCATTTGTACAAAAGAAAATGTCACCTATTAAAGTTGGTGCTAATGACTATGATGAAGCTGAAACTATTACTGGTTTTCAGTACATTGCAATAAAAACAAATGCGAGTGCCTAATGGTAGAAAAAATCAAAACTATTGCACAGACATTAATGGTCGTTGTGGTCGTATTGTCTGGTTGGGGTATATACACCGTAGTTGAGGGTGCAAAACAGGAAAAGGCAGCTATTTTACTTGAAAAAGAAGTAGAGGAAGTTGTTGAAACTTTAGAAGCAATTACCAATTACACTTTACCAAATTTTGAAAGAGCAAACAATCAAACATTTATAGAAAGCACAGTTGATTGTGTTGAATATATTTACAACACCACAACAGATGTGGTACCTGTAAACTTGGAACTATTGGTGGCTCAGGCTGCTTTAGAAAGTGCATGGGGTAATAGTAGATTTGCCTTAGAGGGTAAAAATCTATTTGGTATTCGTACATATGATTTGAGAGAACCACATATGTTACCTAGTAACAATCCTAAGAAGTGGGGTGTTAAGGTGTATATGCACGAATGTGATAGTGTCCAACACTACATAAATATCCTAAATAATGGAACAAAGTTTGACGATTACCGAAAACTAAAACATGAACAGGATATAAACGACCCATTTAAATTGGTAATGACACTTGACGCTTACGCTTCTGATAAGGACTATTTTATAAAAGTTAAGCGAATCATTAAGATGTTGAGGGAAAATTATACAGTACCGAAAATAAATTAAGAGGACTTATGCTTACAATTATAATAACTTTCATAAGTGCCATTTCTATATCTGTAATAGCCGCTGGTTATTCTATTATGGGACTTGCCACTTTATTCGCAGGTGCAGTTGTACCTATTATCGCAATGGGTAGTGCCTTAGAAGTCGGCAAATTAGTAGCCGCTTCATGGTTATATAATAACTGGCGCAATAAACTTGTACCTAAAACTATAAAGACATATCTTACATTTGCAGTTATAGTATTAATCTTTATAACATCAATGGGTATCTTTGGATTTCTATCCAAGGCGCACCTAGACCAAGTACAACCAACATCTAGTAATAATATCAAAATAGAATTAATTGATAACCAAATCAAACAACAAAATTTAATCATATTCAGAGCAAATAAAACTCTAACATTATTAGATAAGACACTTGAAAAATATGTTGATATGGAATATGTCACCAGAGGATTAAAAGAGAGAGAAAAACAAAAGCCTGAAAGGGACGCTTTAACGCTTGCCATTAACGAGGCAAGTGATACAATATCAGAGTTATCAGACAAAAAAGGTGCATTACAATTAGAACAAGATAAGATTGAAGCTGAAGTAGGACCAATTAAATATATTGCAGAGTTGATATATGGTGATGAGGCAAAAGACCACTTTGATAAAGCAGTAAGGTGGGTAATTATAGTATTGATATTTGTTTTTGACCCTTTGGCGGTTTTATTATTGATAGCTGCTAATATATCATTGAGAACACGGAGGGAAGGGCAAGAAGAAATTAAAAATACCAAAAAGGTAAACCTTACCAAAGAATTACAAAAAGAAAAGGCCAAAAGTGCCAAGCTCAGAAAAAAAGAAAGAGATTATAAAGGTTTTGTTAAAAAACTAGGTGCCAACGAACTAAAAGACCTGGATCCTGATGAAATCAAATTGAAATTAGACCAAATAATGGACTGGAATGAGAAGTCTAAGCAACCTTAGGCTTGCCAAATGATAGAAAGTATTATATAATGTATACCATGATAAGTGAAGAACTAAAAGATAAGCGTATCAAAAATGCCGAAAAAATGTGTAGAGATTCTATGACAGATTGGGCAAAAGGTTATTGGTACAATGTATTTAAAAAACTATGTATTATGTACAACCGTGAAGATTACTTTAGAAAGGTGATTAATTAAATTATGAATATATTTTACTTAGATAAAGACCCTATCGAGGCGGCTAAACAATCATGCGACAAACATGTTGTTAAGATGATTGTAGAATCAGCACAGATGTTATCAACTGCTCACCGTATGATTGATGGTAAAGAATATACAGACAAGACTAAAGCTGGTCGTAGAATTAAAAGATGGAAACATCCTAACGCAAACTTAGAAAAAACATTATACAAAGCTTGTCATACAGGACACCCTAGTACAGTATGGGTTATGCAAAGCGCTTACAACTATCATTGGTTATATAAACATATGATGGCCTTGAATACAGAATTTAAGATGAGATATGGTCATATATTAGACCACAAAACAGTACAACTATTAGAGGGTGCATTAATGTATCCGCCTAAAAATATTTCACTAAATACCATTGCAACAGACCCACCACCTGCTATGCCAGAGTATTGTAAAGTAAAAGGTGATTCGGTTGCGAGTTATAGAAAGTATTACATTTTCGAAAAGCAAAGATTTGCTACTTGGAAATCACCAGCTTCAGTACCTAACTGGTACATAGATGGTGTAAAAGAAGCACAAGAGCAAGCGTTAATATAAAGGGGAACGAAATGAGTAGAACACACTTAATTAAGGCATTGAAGTCACACGCACAAGGACACATTGATAAGCATATTGCTAATGTTGAAGTACATTTAAATAATGCTACAGGTGTTGCTGAACATAGTGACCATGTAGAAACTATGGAAAAAGAATTAAAGCATATCGCTGAGTATGATGACCAATTAGAAATGCTTAATAAATATTTTCCAACAGAGGAATAAAAGTGCCTGTATACGATTTTGAGAATACAAAAACTGGTAAAGTGTTTACCGACATGATGAGTATTGCTGATAAAGAAGAATACTTAAAAAAGAATAAACACATTAAACAGATGGTATCTAAGATAAATATATCTAGTGGTGTAATGGGTATTGGTCAGATGAAAACTGATGGTGGTTGGAAAGATATGTTAAGTCGTATTGGTGACGCCCACCAAGGAAGTAAAGTACATGACCTATATGGAAACAAAAGCACTAAAGATATTAAAACAAGAGCTGTTGTAGAAAAACATAGAAAACGACAAGCTTCACAGAGGAAGAATAATGGCAAATAAAGATATACCAGATTTTATGAGAGGATTTGACCTTGATGATGATTGGGGTATGACGCCAGTTTCATCTACACCAGAGAAAACACCTAGTGTTGACCCTAAAGTAGTTGAAGATAGTAAATTAGAAATCTCAAAAGTAAAAGCAGATGTGGGCGATATTAAGTCCATGATGAATGAGATTATGCAAATTGTAGCAGATAAAGATACTGTTACTAAAACCGTGACAGACGAAGATACAAAGAAAAGGTTTTCAGATTTAGAAAAGATTATGTTACCTTTCTTGTATAACTTACAAAAATCAGACGAGCCTTACATTCATTGGCCTAACAGAGGTCCAATTATCAAGGCACAAATTGAGAAAATTCTCAAATTAACAAGGAACTAAAATGCAATCAAATTATAATAAATGCTTAGAAACAATTTTACACCATGAAGGTGGTTATGTAAACCATCCGAAAGACCCAGGTGGTGAAACTAACTTAGGTGTTACTAAGAGAGTATACCTAGAACATGGTGGTACAAAAGACATGAAAGATTTACTAGTCGAAGATGTAGCACCAATTTACAAAAAAGGTTATTGGGATAAAATGAAAGGTGATGAACTACCAAATGGTTTAGACCTTTGCGTTTTTGATTTTGGCGTAAATGCAGGACCTGGTAGAAGTGCAAAGTACCTACAAACAATGATTGGTACTGTTGCTGATGGTGGTATCGGACCAAATACATTAAAAAAATTAGGTGAGTATGTTGAAAAACATGGCATTGAAAAATGTATTGAAGACTTCCAAGGTGCAAGGCAGGATTACTATGAAAAGTTATCTACATTTGCTACCTTTGGTAAAGGTTGGACTAGACGAGTTGACGAAACTACAGAGTTAGCTATGTCAATGGTCAGCTGAGAGGTAGAACCGTTTAAATCGGGTAGAGATTATCTCAACAATTTATATGCCACAAAAGGCATTTAAGGCTTGCCATTCAGTTGTGAATGGTATATAATAGTGAAGTAAGATTAAATAGGAGAATATAATGGCGTTTGAATTTGTAAAACTGGATGAGAGTAAACTTCCAAAAACTAAAGGTAAGCGTATTGACGGGTTTAGGTTTTATGACATTGAAGGTCATAACTATCCCTCGGTCACTACAGTATTGGGTTATAATACCGGCGATGGTATTAAAAAGTGGCGTGCTTCAATTGGTGAAGATGTTGCCAATTATGAAATGCGTAGAGCTGCTGGTCGTGGTAAAGCGACACACACATTAGTTGAACAATATATGAAAGGTGAAACACCAAGCGAAAGAGCTGTGTTGCCTTTAGGTCTATTCAGACTAATCAAACCATATGTTGACCAGATTACAAATGTACACTTGTTAGAGGCAATCATGTACAGTAAACAATTGACACTTGCAGGTCAAGTAGATTGTGTTGCTGAATACAATGGTAAGTTGTCAGTAATTGACTTCAAAACTTCTAACAAATATAAGCAAGAGGATTGGGTACAAGGTTATTTTCAACAATGTACTGCCTATGCTATTATGTACGAAGAGCTATTCGGAACTCCCATAGAACAAATCGTTGTCCTTATTGCATGTGAAGATGGTAATGTACAAACATTTGTTAAAGAAAAGAAAGATTTTATCGAGCCTTTAAAAGAACAAATTGCTGGTTTTTATAAATATTATGAAGACCTAAACAAAGATAAAATTACTACAAATAGTTAGTCCCTATCTTTAAAAAGGAGGACTTACATGAAAAAAATCATATCAGGAATTATTATGGGAATGTTTAGTACCATAGCTATGGCAATGTTTTCAGTTAGTGCAACTGCTGACGAACATTACGAATTTTGGCCATCGGCTGCACCTATTGTGTGTGGTCAGACGAAACCAATGTTAGAGTACATAGCTGAAGATGGCATGGTGCCGTTTACTGTATCATTTGGTAAAGTAGATGGTACAAAGGATAGTCCAATAGCATTTGTTGTAACAATGTGGGTAAAACCAAATGATACAGAGCAAATGGTGACTATTGCAAAACTAGACGGAACAGAAACTTGTATTTTATATAAGAGTTTTGATACTACTATTAATCCACAATTTGATGGTAAAGGTCTGAACTTATAAGAATTAGTCGTTGACGACAATTATGGTAGGCATACTGGACGAGGGTGCGAATCCCTCCAGCTCCACCATAAACACTTGGTTTAGTATCGTGAGAGAAAGGCGAAGTGTTTTTGATGGGGCTGAATTAGGAATCGACAGGTGTTGAGAAAATTGTAAGAGATTAATAGGTGGTAACCTTAAATACTAATTAAACGCAAACGATAATACATTTGCATTAGCAGCTTAATAACTGCTTAGGGTTTTGTGGATTGTGCCTCGTAACAGAAACAATCCACGCTTGACTTTTATTAATAATATGGTATAATGATTACATGAATAGCAAAGAATTTAGTTTAAAAATTGAAAGATTAGCGAAAGAAAAAAGATGTAGTCTAATGGACGCCATCTTAGAATTTTGTAAAGAAAATGACCTGGACCCAGGTACAGTTGGAAAACTTATTTCCAAATCACTAAAAGAAAAAATCAAAGTAGACGCAATACAATTAAGATTACTTAAAGATTCATCTTCAGCTCCACAAGGAAAGTTACCAATATGAACATACAACTAATTGACAAAATGGGCGGTGATTTATCAGTTGTAAATGCAGCTCGAGTTTCATTTGCCAAGAAGAAAGATGTTATTGACCAATCAGATGAGAAATTAATTAAGTACCTTGCAGACCATGACCATTGGTCTCCATTTGGACATACTACCTTACAGTTTCTAATTAAAGCACCTGTGTTTGTTGCAAGACAACTTGTAAAACATCAAGTTGGTTTAGTTTGGAATGAAGTTAGTAGGAGATATGTTGATTCGGAACCAGAGTTTTATACACCATTTATTTGGCGTGGTAAACCAGAAAATAAAAAACAAGGTTCAAGTGATAAAGAAATTGAATATGATATTTCTTCAACAATGCAATTTGTAAAAGAAACATATACTAATCTATTGAAAGCTGGTGTTGCACCAGAAATGGCAAGAATGGTATTACCTCAAAATATGTTAACAGAGTGGTACTGGACAGGTTCACTTATGGCTTTTGCCAGAGTGTGTAATTTAAGAAACAAATCTGATTCGCAAGAAGAAACTAGAATGATAACACAACAAATGGCTCAACATTTAAGAGACCATTTTCCAATAAGTGCAAGGTATTTGTTAGATGAAGAAATTTAAAGATAACATAGATGATTTTTTTAAGTGGGTCAAAGGTACTGAACTTGTCGAACTAGATGACATTGATGTATCTGAGGATCCTGTAAGACCTGAGCTGACCCTCGGATTTCGTATTGCTAAAGGCCGAAAGATATTTGGCCTAAAGTATGATGATGAAATTGAGGCGATTGTTTGTGTTGCTATGTGTCCAGAGGTTCCTTACACAGTAAGAGAAATGGAT